GGGGTGGTCGTAGCCGTGCGCGTAGGTGTGGCGTCCCTGGTGGATTTCCGCAAGGGTTGCCCGAAGACGGCGCTGGCGTAGGCGCAGGAGGAAAACGAAATGGTTACAGGTACCACGATCGTTGCGGCAGAACAGGTCTTCCGCACGATCTTCAACCAGGCGCTGCAGGCGTTCGCCGGGATGAACGCATGGACGCGCCTCGCCTCGCTGGTGACCGAGATCCCCAGCACGGGTCCCCAGGAAGTCTACCGCTGGCTCGCCGACCTCCCCGTGTTCGAGGAGTGGCTCGGCGATCTGAACGTGGACGATCTCGCAGAGGCAGCCTATACGCTGGCCAACAAGCACTTCGGCAAGGGCGTGGGCGTGGACGAGGACGAACTGGCCGACGACAAACTGGGACTGATCCGGTCCAGGATCGAAATGCTGGCAGTGCGCTACCTCCAGCACGTCGGGCAGCAGATTGAAAACCTCGTCCTCAACGGGGCGACCAACCTCGCCTTCGACGGCGTGGCTTTCTTCTCCGACGTGTCGGGCGTGCGCCTGATCGACAACCTCGGGGCGGGCACCATCTCGGCGGGCACTCCGACCGCTGCGCAGATCGAGGCGGACATCGACACGATGCGCATGACGGTCATGCAGTTCAAGGATAGCAAGGGCATCGCCATCGGAATCGTCCCTATGGTATTCGCCGGGCACCCGAAGATGGAGCGGCTCTTCCGCACCATTATGAACTCGACGGGTGATCCCGCAGGCGCTCATGCGGGCGTGAGCAATCCGGTGCGCGACATGATCCGGGATTACATCTCGCTCCCGAACGCCACGGACCTCAACGACGTGTACGGCTTCGCGGTGGACATGCCGGTGAAGCCGTTCATCTACCAGAACCGCCAGGGGCTCAATCAGGAGCTCGTGCGCCAGCCGCTCAACAGGAAACTGATCTTCAAGGCGGACTACCGCGCAGGGTACGGCTACAGCCTGCCCCACCTCGCGATCAAGCTCGTGAGCGGCACCGCGTAAGCGGAGGAAAGAGAAATCAGGGGGCCGCTCTCGGGCGGCCTCCATTCAATCGGGCTACGGCCCGGGAAGGGGAAATTGAGATGAGCAAGAAGGTCAGATATCCGAACGGTTTCGTCGGGGTTGCCTCCGACAAGGTTGCGGCAATCCTCGAAAAGCGGCCGGGCTACAAGATCGTCGGCGACGCGAAAGCCGAAGAGCCAAAGCCTGCCAAAGAAAAGGACAAGGACAAAGAAAAGGACAAGGAATAGGACAAGGAAAAGGACAAGGAAAAGGACAAGGAATAGGCCATGTCCGAGTACGTCATCGCGCCCGGTGCTCAGGTAATGATCGTCGGGCGCGGCACGCTCACCGGCGGGATGCCCATTCCCGAGGAATGGGGGCCCGAGACGATTGAGGTCAACCTCAAGGCGGGGGGGATAGTGGAGGCATCCGACGATCTCGCGGATGAGACTCTTCCGCTCATGCCCACGTCGAAGAGCACCGTCTCCGCTCGGGTCACGCACAAGGGAAGGGCGGAGTGAACCTCCTCGACCAGGCCGAAGCCGACAACGCCATGATGCTCGAGGACGACGTGTCCGGTTTCGGCCGCGCGGTGACATTGAACGACAACGCGACGCCGACCCCGCATGTCTACCAGGCGAACGGGCAGGTGACGCGCGTGGGCGTGACCCTCGACCCTGGCACGGGTCTGCCGGTGCCGGGCAATACGTGTGCGATCACGTTGCGCCTGTCCGCCCTCGGGGGCGCGTTGCCGGTCGAGGGTTGGAGCGTGGAGACCACGGACATCACGGGTGCGGTCGTCGTGGGCAAGATCATGAGTGTGATGCCTGACCGCACGGCGGGCCGGGTGACGTTCATGGTGCGGGTGTAGAGATGCCCATCATCGCCGTGGGGCTCTTCGACACAATCGAGGCGAACATCGTCTCCCTACTCACGGCGTTCTCGGCACAGCAGGCGGCGATGGACTCCACGGTCGCGTTCAAAGTGTTTCGCCGGCGCATGCGGCCTCTGGCGGTCGCGGACCTCCCGGCGGCGCACGTGTGGCTTGCCTCGCTGGGCTCCGTGGCGGGCGGGCGCAGCTCGCAGACGATGACTGCGCATTTCAATGTGGACCTGCACGTCAAGGGCGCGGAGGGTGCGCTGCCCAGCGACGAGGCGGCTATGGCGCGCCTGTACTACTTCGCGCAGCAGACCCTGCACGCCATGTACGCGCTCGTGCAAGCCGACTTCGGGCTCGCCGCGGGGGTGCTCGCGCGCAAGCACTGGCCGGCGTATCAGACGATTATCCAGCGCCAGCCCGAGACCGAGGAGCAATTTGTTTTCGGTCAGTGGTCCCTGGACGTGGAGTATCCCTGGGAGGCCGCGGACGCGCAGACAGAGGCGCTCACGCGCCTGGTGCTCACGGAGCAAGTCAAGTTGTACGCGCCTTCGGGCGGCGTCGATAAAACATTCCCGTAAAGGCGGGAGGAGGTACGGAAGATGATCGGCTTTGACCTGGTACCCGCGAACGCGAAGGCGTCGGGGGTGTTCATCGAGCAGAAGGCGGTGCTCGGCTCGCTCGGGAATCTCATCATCCCGCAGAAGATCCTCATTCTCGGACAATACAACTCGGGCAAGACTCCGACGAACAACGTGCCCGTGCTTGTCCTCTCCGAGGCGGACGCGATCTTGCTCTACGGGCGCGGCTCGCTCATGCACCTGCTGTACCGCAAGGCGGTGGCGGGGTGCGGGAACGTGCCGATCTACTGCTGCCCGCTAGCGGACGGCACCACGGCGGCGGTGACAACGAGCGTGGTCAACGGCGCGTGCACGCAGGCGGGAACAATCTCGCTGTACATCGCCGGGCAACGCATCACGATCCCAGTCGCGCTAAACGACGCGGCGACTGCCATCGGGACGGCGATCACCAACGCGATCAATGCGGCGGCTGACCTCCCTGTGACGGCAAGCGGCAGCACCGCGACGTCGACGATCACCGCACGCAACAAAGGCGCGTGGGGCAACGGCCTCACGCTAAAGCAGGACCTCGCACCGGGCGAGGCGGCAGCGGAACCCGTCATCGCGGGCGGAATCACGCTGAACCCGTTCGCCTCGGGCGCGACAGACCCCGTTCTCGACACGGCCCTAGCGGCCCTCGGGGACACCTGGTACACGTTCATCGTCTGCCCCTACGACAACATCGGGGCGACAACCCCGGCTGTCATCGCTCTGGAGGCGGCGGGCGTGGCGCGCATCAATCCGCTGGTCAAGCGGCCCTTCGCTGGCGTGCTGGGCAACGTGGAGAGCGCGGCAGACCTCATCACGCGAGCGGCCGCGCGCAATTCACCGTGGAGCGCATACGTCAACGCTCAGGCGAGTCCAAACATCCCCGGCGAGATCGCGGCGGCCGCGGTCGGCAAGATGGCGGCATCCGCTCAGGCGGCCCCTGGGCGACCTTACCGGTTCCTGACGCTGCCCGGGATCATGGCGGGCACGCCGGCAAACTGGACGTATGGCACGCGCGACAACGTGGTCGCGGCGGGCGGGTCAACGTCGAAGTGGAACACGGACGGGACCGTGCAACTCGTGGACGTGGCCACCACGTATAAACTCAATTCGCAGGGCGGGGCGGATGACTCCTGGAGGTGGATCGAGACCATCGCAAACATGCAGGTCAAGGTCTACTCGATGGAAAACCTCTTCCTCGGCACCCCGTTCGACGCGGCGATTGTGGTGGACGATGCGAGTGTGACGAGCGTGCAGTACGCCATCCGGCCCAAGACGGTCAAGGCGTTCCTCGTTCAGCTCATCGACCAGCTCTGGGCGCCCTTCGCGCTCACCAAAGAGCGCGACAGCGTGGTCGCGGGGATCATCGTGGAGATCGACTCGGGCAACCCCGGGCGCATCAACGCGATGGTGCCTGACGTGTTCTCGGCGGGCCTGCGCATCATGGCGGGCAAGATTCAGTGGAGTTTTTACAAGCCCGTGGTGGCGGCATAGGCCGAGGGGAGGATAGGTAAATGGCAGCGGTACGCGGCGGAGACATCCGCCAGCTCACGATCCAGGGCCGCGAGTTCGAGGTCAAAGGCGGGGACGCGAACGTCAACGTGGACCTCGGGGGTTTCTCCAACGAGATCGACTTCGCGGGAAACGGCGTGGTGATGACGCGGCAGCGGCGGAAGGCAGCGGGCTTCTCCGATTGCCCGATCCTCATCGATGACAGCCGCAAGGACATGGAGTACCTGAAGGGTCTCGCCGATGCGGGCAACCCCGTGCCCGTGAACATGACACTGGCGTCGGCGGTCACATACTCGGGCAGCCTCACGATCATCGGCGACCTGGTGAAGGCGACTGGTGACGGCACGCTCACACTTGAGATGCGCGGCGCGAAGTTCGAGCAGATCTGATGGCCGGCACAGTGAGCGAGCCGAAGATCGCGCGCGAGGTCGCGGAGGCGGAGGTACGGCGCTGGGCGGAGCAGCTCGGCGCCGACCTGGGCGTCGAGGGGCCAGCGGAGAACGTGGTGCAGGCTCTCATGGCGGGGCGCGTCACCTTCGACGAGAAGGCGGAGACGTTCCTCATGAGTCTGCGCTCACCCGTGGTGCAAGAGAACGGGGAGACGGTGCGCGATCTACTGCTAGCCGAGCCCACGGCGCTCCAGCTCCGCGATGCGAGCAAGGCGACGAAAGACGAAATGGAGATCATGTCGCGGCTGCTATCCTACATCACGGGCAAGGCGCTGGGGATAGTGCAGAGGCTGAGGCAGCGCGACCTCCTGCTCGCGGGAGCGCTACTGAGTTTTTTCGCCTGATCGGCGGGGAGGCGTTGGAACACATGCTGTGGGCGGTCGGAGCCCGCTACCACTTCGCCGAGGACACACTCTGGGGCATGCGCTGCGGGCGCTTGGCGTTCTGGTACGAGGGGCATGCGCACA